TCCACTATTCACACTCCATAACTAGACGTGAGACCATTGTCTCAAATACGCATGCATATGTCAACTAATGCTAGGCGTGGTGATAATGAATTTCGAGTGAATTTGTGAACCGGAATATATCGCCGAACCCGTTTAGGGTTCTAGATATATGCCGGAATTGTGGGCGGTCGTGGTAATTTTGGGTTAGTGTGGGATTTAGGAGCTCCAATTGGAGCTCCCGGGATTGCCCGAAAATAGAATCCAGAACTCCAAATAATGGACCGGGGGGAATTCGTGGCGGTATCGTGGCGGTATGTGTTAGGTCTAGTTCGGATTATATAAAAAACGTGCCATACATTCGATTGTATAAACTTCTGGATGTTCTTTTCGCGTAATTCATACGCCACAGCATCGCAGTCGACAGAATCGAACGCATGACACACACACGCCACGCCTTGAGCGATCACGGGTTCCACGCTATGCCTTGCCCGGTGGCGGTGGGTGGATGGGCGATGGAGGCCGAAGGCCGACAACATTGATGGGGATGGGTGTCTTCTAATGGTTATGATCTATGTGTGTCTGTTAATGGGTGACAGGGATTGTGTGTGGGGGATTAGTGCGCTGATTGGTTACTGGCTTGTGATTGTGGTTGCGATGATGGGGGTGTGGTGTCTCTGGTGGGGGGATGGGTATGGCTTAGGTGTTGTGGGGTATGTCGAAGGATACCCATGACAGAATTTTTCCATTAAAGGCCTTGTTCTCCACTGTATGTTTTGTCCTGGTATAACACGGTTTGTTTTGTTATATAACATGTTATATCGGGGGAATTATTGACATCTGATGGCTGTAAGTCTACTATGCCTGTGAAATGCAATGTTATACGCGATGTTATACGGTAAAAACGTTACGGATGTAGTATTTCTAGGCGTAATATAACATGTTATGCCATGTTATATAGCATGTTATATAACATAACACACAGGTATATATAATACCTGTGTTATGTTATATCACATTTATAATGGTGATATAGGGAATGATATGGGAGGGATATATTAATGGGAATTCCAAAGAAGCCTGCTAAGGAGCAGCCGTTGTTGAGGGACCGGTCGAATGCTGAACGCTCGGCGGATGTTGTTAAGAGGAAGGCGTTATACCTGAAGGCGTATGGTGAGTTTGGGAATGTGAGGGGAGCGACAGGGGCGATTGGCATTAGCAGGCAGACGTACCGAAGGTGGGTGCGTGAAGATCCTGATTTCATGAGGGATGTGGAGGATGCGAAGCAGGAGTTTGGTGAGTATCTTGAGGGTATCGCGTTAGAGAGGGTAAAGAACCCGGACAAGGGTAAGGGTTCGGATGTTTTGCTGATATTTTTATTGAATGGGACTATGCCCTGGAAGTACAGGCCGCAGATTGCCATTAGTGAGGACAGTGCTAAGGACTTGATACTGGAGTGGCGGAAGGCGGCGCAGGACGTGAAGGCGGAAGCGGTGAGTGAGCCTTTGCCTGCGGGGGTTGAGCAGACTCTTACGGAGTTATTGGAGAAGCGCGGCAGTGCGCCTGTGAAGGATGAGGAGACAGAGCGGGGTGAGCTATGAAGTGGGTGGAAGGTCCAGATAAGTTAGTTGGCCCGGTTAGTGAGGAATCCTTCGAAGTCGGCATCGGGGTACATGATCTTCTTCTTTGCCCGGTATGCTTAAAGAACTATCCTGATGGTAGGGGGGTATGGTTACACCAGGAAGGGGTAGAAGGGTTCTTTAGGGAAGAAGACTCAGACAAGGGTATTCATGGGTATATAGCGGACACGGGATCATTTCTTGCTGTGGACGAGAACTGTGGGCGTAATGCACGGAACCCCAGCTCCCGGCGTGACGGACTGATTATATATTTTTCTTGTGAGTGGTGTTCCCCCCTATATACATTTGAGTTGCGTATTGCCCAGCACAAAGGGGTTACAATGATGGAGTGGCTTGTTAAGCAGTACCGCCAAAAGACAGATATGGAAGATTGGATCGAAGAAGCCTTAAAATCGTAAAGGGGAAGAATGACTACTGCTACCCGTAGTTCGCTTTTGAAGGAGTATTTATTTGACAAGGTGGGATTTTATCCGACTGCGGAGCAGAGTTTTATACTTGATTCGGGGTACAGGTTTAATCTTGTGGCTGGTGGTGAGCAGGCCGGTAAGAGTCTTGTAGCGTCTAAGTATTTGCTTTCGAGGTTTGCGGACACGGATGAGCGCGGGTTGTACTGGCTGGTGGCTGCGGACTACGAGAGGACGAGGGCTGAGTTCGAATATTTATTGCAGGACTTTTCGGTGCTCGGGATTTTGAAGGAAGCTTCTAAGAGGGTAGATCCCGGACACCTGGTTCTTGCGGATGGTACGAGGATAGAGACTAAGAGTGCTAAGGACCCGAGGACGCTTGCGATGAGAGCGCCTAACGGGATACTGGGGTGTGAGGCAAGTCAGCTTGACCTCGAGACTTTTTTCAGGTTGATGGGAAGGTGTGCGCCGAAGCGGGGGTGGATGTTTCTTTCCGGTACTTTTGAGGGAAGTTTAGGTTGGTATCCACAGATGTTCACGGCGTGGGCATCGGGTGCGGAGCCTGACTCCAGGGCTTTCTCGCTTCCGAGCTGGACGAATGTACACCTGTATCCCGGTGGTTCGACAGACCCGGAGATATTGAGACTGAAGGAGGCATCTAGTGATGATTTCTTTATGGAGAGGATTGAAGGAAAGCCCAGCCCGCCCCGCGGTCTGGTGTTCCCGGAATTCAGACCTGATATGCACATTGCAGAACTGGAGTACGAACCGGGATCGCCCGTTCACTTATGGATGGACCCCGGGTATGCGGGGGCTTATGCGGTGGTGGCTGTACAGCTCAGGGGAGAGCAGATATGTGTCATAGACGAGATATACGAACAGGGACTCGTCACGGACGAGATCATCGATATTGCACGGTCAAGGACATGGTGGCCCGATGTCTCATTCGGAGTGATAGATATAGCGGGAACGCAGCACCAGGCAATGGCAGCGCCCACAGAGGCGTGGATGGACCAGACAGGGCTTTATTTATCTTCGCAGAAGATCAGGATTAACGAGGGGACTGAGCGGCTGAAGGGCTGGCTGAAGATAGATCCTAAGACCCACGCACCGAGGATAGTATTCAGCCCCAAATGTCACGGTATACTTTCAGAGTTCGGCTCTGCGCCTAATCCTTTTGACGGACAGACAAAGGCTTACAGGTGGAAAACGGACAGGGAAGGCAATATAGTTGGCGAAGTGCCGGAAGACAAGTATAATCATGCTATAAAGGCGGTCATATACGGACTGGTTGACCGTTTCGGGTACGGGTATATCGAGAACCGCGACCGTATCCGGGTTAAAAGGTGGATGTAGATGGTAAGACGTAAACCGGAAGAGATTGTCGAACTGGTGGAGTCGCACTACGACGCTACTGAACCGATGAGACAGAGAATGCAGGATGACCACGCCCTGTACAGGCTTGAGCCTTACGATGCGGGTGAGGGTTACCAGAGTTATACCTCCAATGATCCGCAGACATATGCCGAGAAAGTGATCGGATGGGTCACCGGGGCAGAGATGACTGTCAGGATACCCCACGACGGTGCAGAACCGGAACTCAGGGAACGGAACGACCTGAAGGAGAGGTTCCTTATAGGCATACTCAGGGCTGCCGACGAGAGGCTATGCTCCCTGATGCAGCCTACTTTGAGGGATCAGCTCGGGTGGTATGCGACTATACGGGGCTGGTGTGCAGGCAGGGCGCTCCTCGCCAAGCGTGAGGACGGCTCTACTTATGTGGACATCACACCCTGGGACCCGCTTCATACTTACTGGGGTCTTGGCCCTGAAGGTCTGGACTGGATATGTTACAAGGTTCCTAAGACAAAAGACCAGATATTCTCGCAGTACAACGTGAGGATAGACTGGGATGCCCCGCATAACGTGGACGGCATAGACGTGTACGACTTCTATGACAGGGAGATCAACACGATTATCATACACAACGGTTCAACAACCAATCCCCTGCTCAGGGTGGTAAAGAAACAGACCCGGCACGGCGCAGACCGCGTCCCGGCTTTTCTCGGTCCTATAGGAGCTAACCCGTACATAGTGGCACTTTCACAGTCCAATATGCAGGATACGATTGCAGACGTGGGTGAGAGCGTGTTCCGTGCATCCAGGGACCTTTATCCCAAGCAGAACCTTATGATGAGTACGATGCTAGAACTGACCGCAAGGTCACGGAGACAGGGACTGATAGTACGGTCAAGGGACGGTACAAAGACACTGGATGAAGACCCCTACTTAGAGGGTTCGGAGATTGCGCTCTCCCAGAACGAGAACGTGGAACCCCTCGGACTCCTCGAGATGGCGAAGGAGACGGGTGCGTTTATGCAGCTCGTCTCGGGAGAGATGCAGAGAGGAACTATACCCCACTCGGTATACGGGGAGCTCCAGTTCCAGCTCTCGGGATTTGCCATCAACACGCTCCGGCAGGGAGTGGAAACCGTGGTCAGCAAGTATCTCAGGGGGGTGGAGAAGGCTTACCAGATGATATTTAACCTGGTGTCCGATCAGTACGCTTCCGGTGCGTATAAGTCAATGGAAGTTTCCGGTATGGACAGGAACAGGGTGTACTTTACCGAGGACATAGAAGCAGATATGATTAAAAATACCGGGTCACCGGTCGTGAACCTTGTGGGTCAGCTACCGCAGGACGACATGACCCGGTACTCTATGGCACAGATTGCAAGGGAAGGCCCGACACCGCTGCTGTCAGACAGGGCGATACGGGACCGTATCCTTGCAATACAGGACGCAGACCAGATGGACGATGCCATCAAGGAGCAGTTGGCAGAACGGATGCTGCCGGAAGCGGCACTCTGGACACTGCTCCGGGCTGCGGAACGACAGGGTCGGGAAGACCTTGTGCAGTTCTATGTGAACGAACTCATGTCCGTGATAATGCAGAAACGACAAGCCGCAGAAATGCGGGATGCCGCCATGACAGCCCCGCCTCCGGGCGGTCCTCCACCCGGTGGACCTCCACTACCACCCAGGCCTGGAGGTCCGCCCACAACTAACCCGGCGGTGATGCCGAATGCCATGATGGGTGTTCCGCCACCGCAGCCCACGCCACAGGCAGGGCCTGTAGTACCGCCCGGGTCACCAAGACCCGGCGCACAGGGAGGTATCTGATGGCTAACGTCTTTGGAAACTGGGGCTTTATACCGGGGATAGCTGGCAGTACATGGCTGGCACCCCCGGTTGAAACTATGTGGAGTATGTTTACTAACAAGAGCGGAGACCTTGACAAGGCAATGGATGAGTATGTTTCCGGGTCGGATATGTTCGGGGAATACGGTGACGAGGGTATGCTGGAGGAAGAGGCATCTGATGCCGTCGATCAGGCGATCATGCAGCTCCACTCCCCTGTCCCGACAGCGGGACTTGTCCCCGGCTTCGGCCCTGCCCTGACTGACCAGGAACTACAGAACGTTGTGCAAAACTACCCCGGCATACAGGAACTGGCTACCGTGAGTTACGGTGATATGGACAATCTGTTTGACCAGGCACAGGACTTCATGGATGCGGGCGGAGAGGACTTTGATAACTTCGTGACAGACCTTGAGGATCTTGCAGAAGACAGCGGTATAGATTTGTGGGACGCTATCAAGGGTGTGGGTAATGCGATAACGGATGCGGCCACGGATGTACTGGGATTAGCAGGTGAGGGTGCATTAACACAGGCTGAGGCGACAGTAACACAGGCTGATACAGTTGCTTCAATACTGAACTCGGGTGCTGACTGGATAGAAGATCGCGTGGAGGATTTGGGACAGGTTGTAATGGAGAATAGCAAGACGGAAGCCCTTGCAAGTCAAATGACATACGATCATATCATGGGTGACGGCATATCCAGCACTACCCAGAATATGGCCGACAAAATGGACCAGGAGTATCAGCAGGATATCCTGTTCGGGGAATTCGAGACTGACTGGGCAGAAGACCCGGCAGCCTTCCTGAGCTTCATTGGTAACGAGGATAACTATATGCCAGATGAGGCTGGCGGAGTAGCGATTGACCCGAATGCACTGGAAGCATGGCTTGCCTCACTGTTTGCAAGCGGCGACCCGGACCAGATAGAAATTGGTAATGCAGTACAGGCGCAGTACACATCACTCAACCTGGACGGGACAGGCCAGGCACCAGGCACTGGTGGGGAACCAACTCCTGAGCCAACCATGACCACCGATATACCCGACACCACCGATATACCAGAAGAGATGGACATAAGTGATCTCCCGTTTGTAGACTATACGGATACCGGGATTGACACTCCAGAAGACCCTGGAGTTGAAATGCAGTTTGACAGACCCATACCGGGCATCGAGTACGACCCAACCATTGGCATTCCCGTGAGACAACCTTCCTACTGGGATCAGTTCAACAACGTATTTAACAACCTGCCCGGTTCCGGTAGGTTTGAAGCACAGCAGCGCAAGGGCGACCTCTTTAAAGATGCCGAGACGCTATTCTATCTCAACACGAAATGGGAGGACAGGGACTGGCTTAAGGATGCAGGAGCCGACCCGTTCAGCGCAGGTATGGTTGATGATGATTTGGGTGGGGATGGTTGGGTGCGCGGCAATATGCTTGAATCCGATGCCGTAAACGAGGAAGCCCTGTTCTCGGACTGGCTTGAAGGTACATACCTACAGAAGCCCGGCGAGACACGTTCCGGGTTACACGATTCTGTCAGAAGTCTCCGTGATAATATGGAACAGTTTTCCGGCCTCAGCAATGCCCACGTCAGTAATATTGTCGGCCAAAACGCTGAAGGATATGACATGCTGATGGACAGGGCAGTATTCATGTCACCAAACACCCAAAGCGAGAATCGCCTGTCGAACTTGGTTGCGATGTACAACACGCATCCCGGCGCTGACACATGGGTGAGGAATTATATGCAGAACTTCTTTCAGAATATGCTGTCCGACTGGACTAGCGCCGGGCGCAGTAAAGAGGACTTCCTAACAACATTTGTTAAGGATGCACCTGCGATGCAGGCACAGGCACCAAGGCAGCCAGCACCTAACGGCACTAGTTCGCCATCTCCGTATGGATGGTAATATAATTGTTAACGAGCATAAGTTTAGTATAATAAGGGGGAAATAATGGCAGCAACATTTAATACCGTGACCGGAAAATGGACTCCGCAATCCGGGCCATTCGCGGGGATGGAATACGATGATGAACTATCGGCGTTAGCAGCCGAGGGAGGCACTGGTGTGACAGCTCAGCCGGTCGGACAGGGTGCGCCCGAGGTCGTGGGTGGTTATTCTCAGCAGCAGGATACAGCGATGCAGAATCTGTTCCAGGAGGCTGGACTACCGTGGAGAGATGTAACTCCGCAACAACAGTTCAGTCAGTATGCAGGGCAGCAGTTTCAACCCGGTGGGTATAACCCGATGCGGGGCGCGTTCTACAATGCGTACAATCCCCTGATGCAGCAGTACTATCTGCAATCACCAACAATGGCACAGCCCGGAGGTTCGTTTGCTGATTTTATGGGAAGCTATACTCAGCCAGGATTAGAGAACATGAGACAGCTCGCACAGCGAGCCTCGGCCATTGCCAACCTTACACCAGGGCAGTTCATGCAGTATGTAGATCCACAGACAGATTATACCGGACCAGCTATTGGGACAGCGGCGCTGGGGCAAATTGGGGCGTTGGACGATGCACAACGGCTCATGTACAGGCAGATATACGGCACTGGGGAAGGGTCAGAGCAGAACAGGAGACAGCTTGCCAATATGCTGGCGATGCAGCGCGGAAGTGGTGGCGGGATGTACGGCGGCATTCTGGGACAGGCGATACAGGGAGCGATGAACGAGTTATATGATCAACTGATTGCCCAGCAACCCGGAGCGAATTTCCTTGACTGGTACCTTGGGCGCACCTCGGGTTTGGGAGGCGTGGCTGGCCGCCAAGCAACCCCAGCCGTGACCAACGGTAATGGAACACAGGTGTAAGGGAGTAATATATGGCTAACGGAAATAATCCTTTCCTGGACTATTTATCAGGCGCAGGCGACTGGGGCAGCCTATTGTTGACCCAATTGCCACAGGCCGCGTATTACAGTTCTCCTGCCGGGACACAGTTTGGCGGGCAAAGCCCAAGGCAGGGACGTTACTTTCAGCAGGCATACCAGGATGTGTACAGCGACTACCTTGGTCAGATAGGCTCTGCCCTGAGAAGCGGACAAGAACAAGAACCCAGGTCCTTCCAGGAATTCCTTGAGACTGACCCGTGGACGGCACGGTACGGAAGACTTCCCCAGTATGAGCGCGGCGTAACACGCGCATACACTGATCCGAGAACGAGGTTTATCTTTTACTAATGCCTTCTCAAGAAGAAATACAACGCCGCAGGGAGCGTAACGCGGAATGGGCCAGGCAGAGAGCGGCCAAAGCCACGCCTACTGGCGGGCTTGAACTTGGCCGTCGCGTCGTGGAGCCTGTATACAAGAAGGTTATAGAACCCTTGCTTATGTATCCCCAACGCGCTGCCGGAGAAGTAGTTCAGCAGTTCGGGGAAACCCGTGAAGCTATCAGGGACCGTGGTGTTCTTGGTGGCATCGGTCACCTTGGACGGGAAACATTAAGCACGGGGCTTGATGTAGCAGCAGACCTTACTCCCCTGCCCGAGTCGTGGGGGGAAAGGATGGACCCATCGGGTGAAACCGCTATGGGTGCAGAGGTGGAAAGGGCTAAGAGGCAGTTCGAGGCGGAGCAGGGGCGACGGCCTACGATGACGGAAGAGTACGACATCATGGCTACCATTCAGGACAGGGAGATGCCCTGGCTGACGGAGCGACAGAAAGTAGGACCCCTCGAGTTCTCAAACAGGATGTGGATCGAGGCTCCGACCGAGATAGCGTCGGCAGTAGGGGAGACGGCCTTGACGCTTGGTGTGGCTAGCGCGGGAAAACTGGGCGGTAAAGTACTCGGCAAGGTCGGACAACACGTCGCTGCGAAGTACGGCGCAGGAGAAGGGGCGAAGGCTACGACAGCCCGTGTAGCGGGCGGCGGTCTACAGCAAGTAGGCGGTGCGGTCGAGAAGGTACTGATGACCCCCAAGAAACTGGATGATCTGTTTGGCGTGATGGTGGCGAAGCCGTTAGGGTGGTTGTGGCAGGGTGGTGTAGCCAAGCCTGTCCTCTTTGGTGTAGGGGCCGTGAGTATCACAAAGGCACAGCTTAAAAATACTATTAACATATTCAGGAAGCGCGCTATTGAGGAAGGCGCTCCTGTGATGGAAGTGAATAAGAAGGCTCAGGACTTTTCACGGTCTGTGATTGACCAGAATAAAGTAGAGAATATGAAACCAGGTCAGCAGTTACGGCTGTTTGATGATGAGATTGATACTGCCGCAGGACAGGCAAAGCTCATGAGTGAAGAGCCAGACCTGTCTGTCGGTACTGGGGGTAGGCCTGACGCAATGGAATCTCTTGCGCTACGCACAGCATCATTAACTCGCCTCGCAGAGAAATACCCTCTTCGCAGTGCCAGTGATCCTGCTATTATTCCGCAAGATATCTTGGGCAATATGTACAATGATGTTGACGCAATCGCGCGTTCAGCACAAGAAGGCATGGGCATAGATGAGTGGTCTAAATTAAGCCCCGAAGCCAAGGTGTCCGAGGTCATGGATGGCGTTGGAGATATTAACCCACGAGATGGCTTAGAGGTTAACTATGACATTGATCCGGGTAAGTTCGATGTACATGACATCATGGATGATATCGTGCATGACGTATTAGATACTCCGCAGTTCAAGGCTCCCCGTACACCTGTGGGGCCAGAGGTAGTTCCGCAGGATCGCGGTGGGTTCCATCATCCAGTGCATATGCTGAGCGTAGATTTCGCAAGTACATATACTGAACGAGGGCGGGATATTGTGCGGGGTTTATGGGATGACTATATACTCCCGCTAGAAAACAAGCTGAAAAGCAATATTCCTGAATCCTGGGGCAAGGCTCCGGTTGTCGGGGGCCTGTTCAGGAAACCAACACGCGTCATCACCCGTGCAGAGACACCGGAGGGACAGGCGGCTGCCAGGAGTGGACGCGACGTAGAACGTAAGTTGAATGATTTTAGTGATAAAGCTGATGAGGCCACCGAGGCTATGGCTAATAATGCGCGTGGCGATATAGCGTTTATGCTTGCCAAAATGGTAGACCAGGGTGTTATCAGGTTTAACTCTGGAACAGCCAAGGTTATGAATGCCGCCCACGATGCGGATGATGCGGCAGAGATTATTACTGCAAGCGGTAGCTTGATAGAAGATATCCTTGAAGGTGCAGGGCGTGAAGGACAGGGCAACTACGTCTTCAGCGATGCCGTGCTAGAGGGGTCTGGTATGACCTTCAGGGGCAACACCCTGGTCAGCGAAGGGTATCAGGGCGTTAGATCCAAAAATGCGAGGGGGGAGACTGTGGATGCTAACCTGCTCCCCGGCTTTGGTGATGTAGCGGAACGGCTTCCGCTATATGAGCAGCAGCTCAAGTCTGTCAAGGTACAGATCGGACAGGAGGTACGCGATGCGTATTCTCTGATGCAGGACATCACCGAATACACAGCTCGCATGGAGAACACACTTGTGGATATGGGTGTCAATATGCGAGGTCCATTACCTAAAGTGGCAGGCAAGGCGCAGCAGGGCGTTGCGAGAGGTGTGATGTACGGGGAAGGCGCACACTACTTTCCACGCAATGCTTCTGGCGCTGTCGAGATAAACCCCGCTACGGGCAAAGCCGAGCTTGTGCTGAATGAGAAGCAGGCTCCGACGGAACTTACATTTAACCCAGAGGGTGGTGGCAGGTGGGGAGTGCCTGCTATTAAGGGCAGGGTAGCCCTGTCTCAGGCTGAAGGCATGACAAGGGGTGAATGGTATGCCCACCCCGCCGATGCGGTAGCAGACTATATCAAGTTCGTTGGGGATAAGAAGCGTAACGATGCTATTGGAGATTTCATAGTTCGGTATTCACAGGCGAACAAGGTGGAGTCAGGTACGGTTAAGCAGCTTCTCAAAAACTCCGATGAGTTCCAGAAGTTCGAGATGAACCTGGAGAAGGTACGCAACAAGATACGCAACATCAAGAATCGCCAGAAGCGCGCTACTGGCATGGGTCAGACGCGCCTGATAATATCCGCAGACGATGTTATGAAGGACATGAGAAAAGAACTACGCTTAACGCCCCTCACTAAGTTCCAGGGAACGGCAGAGGGTGTTGAAGAATACTTCCAGTACATGGATAAGAAGTTCGCGGAATGGCACAAAAAGGTCAAGAGTTTAGGGGGCCGTCAGAGCAAGAACAAAGAAGAGATGGAGCAGGTCTTAAAATTACTGGACAAGGCAAAGGCCAATTATGATATTGCGAAGAAGGATCTGTTGCGCGGTAAGGCAACAATGTCCGGTATGGGGTTAGGGTTGGAGGGAGTATATTTCCCCCATGCCTTCAGGGACGCTATCCTGAATGCGTCCGCGGCAGCAGAGAAACGCCGACAACTACCCGGAGGGGGTCTCGTTGCGATTAACTCGCTTCTGCGTATGTACGGTGCAACGGGAGACATGAGCGCCATCGGCATACAGGGCAGCGCTGCGCTTATCAACGAAGCAGCGATGGGAACAAGAGCGACGAGGCTGGTTCCGGGGATTGGTCAGTTGGGCAAAGATGTCCGAGGAACACAGGAGCTGAAGATTAACCGTCAAGGGGATTCATGGAAGGCCTTTAAGTCAAGCCTACAGGCGTGGACGGACAAAGGCCCGGATATCGTTGGTGAGTACTTTTACATTGCCCGTCGCACAGCTATTAATAACGGGACACTCACCCCGGACGAATGGGCAAGTGCGGGTCTGGGTATCCTTGCCAACGCACCGGACTTTTATGTTAGTCGCAACAGACATATATTGACTAAGTTTGACCGTATGTTTACACAGTACGGCAACGTACTCAGGCACGGTCTGGCAGATGCAGAGTTACAACTTTTGATGGCTCAGACAGGCAAGACGGCACGACAACTTCTGGACAGCGGAGATGCTGCCAGGATAGCAGGGTTTACCAACGTATTTACAGGAGTGGGGCAGCGCAGGTGGGGTGGCAATTCCGCACAGTTCCTGCTCTTTGCCCCGCGGTTTTTCCACGCAAGGATGAAGGTGGCTTCGGATGCACTGAAGGGGGTACTGCCGGGAACGAACAAGACGCTGGAGCGTCGCATCGCAGCCAAGCACATGACTCGCTATATGGGCTTTGCCTCGTTTCTTACCTTCGGCATTAATGAACTCAACGGTGAAGAGACGGATATCAATCCGTTGATACAAAATCCCTCAACAGGTAAATGGCACTTTAACCCGAACTTCATGCGTATACACGCAGGTTCGTTGGATGTCAGCCTGTTTGGTCCCTTTGATTCCTTGCTGAGAATTTTTAGTTCATTGCCGCTGATGGCACTCAATCGCAAACACGGCGGTGAGATATTGCGGGACTTGCGGAGTAATGTTAGCGCCCCGGTAAGCAGCCTTGGCCTCGATATTATTACTGGCTACAATTCCATAGGCGAGCGCACAAGGCCGCAGGACGAGGGGTTTATTGAAGGTGTGTTTAGCCCGGAGATGATGAATACGTTGTTGGAACACGCACTGCCGTTTTCATGGAACGATGTCTTCTTGGCCGATCCCGGTAAGCAAACCCTAGGTGGTCGGTTCAGCGAGGGCTTCCGAGAGATTGGCGAGGGGGATATCAAGGAAGGTGTCACGGAAACAGTCACTGCCGCAGCACAGTTTGGTTTCGGCATACTGGGTACTAAGAGTGCATACGAGAGTGTTAGTGAAACACTAAACAAGGCGTATGCGGACATACTGGAACTTGGCCCCGATGACCCGAGGCTACAAGAAGCCTTTGGGGTAACAGGCAAGAGCGATGCCAGGATGACGCAGGGCGAACTGAACGAGATATGGGCGAGTATGGGCAAGGACTGGTGGCACAAAATCGTCAACGTGGATGACGGCTTTGATATAAGCCTGTCGTTTGCGGCTATTGGTTCCGAGAAGACACCGACGTGGGACCAGGTAGCCAGTGATATACGCAAGAACATACAGCGGTCAGTGCGTGAAGGTAAATTCACGGAGATTATGACAGCAGAGGAACTGATCACACTTGAGAACCGCGTGAAGGAACGAATGGAGCAGAGTGCCACGGAATATTCTCGGTACGCTGTGGAGCGGGATGAGATCATAGCCGATGGGTTTACAAAGCTGCAAAAGGCAGAAGCGGACTTTCTGGAGAGTGGAGCTAAAGACCTTGGGAAGTTTATGAAAGGTATGTCAGACATCCGCAAGGCGACAGCGTCAACCCTGCGAGCCTTAACGGGTCCTCATGGTACCTTTGAGGACATAGGGGAAGAACTATTCAAGTTCAGCCGTGACACAGCACTGGGCAACCTGTCTACCTTTGACAGGGATGTCTTTGACAGCGCACAGTCATGGTATTACACCCTGCTATACCCCGGTAAGGATGAAAAGGGGCCGGACGGCAAACTTCTTCGGGGGCCTGACAACAAGCCTCTTACTACAATTGTTACAGACGGTGGTTCGGTGGACTGGGATCTGCGCGAGCAACGCCTCGAGATGTGGGAAGATGTGATGAAAAAGCAATTCCCTGCCCTGTCCGATACCAAGATAAAGAGTTACCGGAGAAGGCTGGAAGAACACCAGAAGCGTGAGTCTCCGCCAATCACAGGCATGATCCTGGACTTACAGGATGCCATCGCTGAGTCAGGGTACTACGATGTGCGTAAGAAAGGGGTAGAGTCATGGCTGTCCCGGTATGCGCCCGGTACAACGGCACAGGGCATGGAGATATACAAAGAATGGGATGCTTCAGATGCAACCATGAGGGCTACCCTGGAGAACAAGCATAGGTGGCTGGGTAATTTGCGTAGTGCAATGGATGTGTGGAGAGGGCCATTCTTCAGGAAGCAACCACATATTGATGCCATGCTGATGGTGCTGTCTACACGGAATACTCAGCCCAAAACCCCTGCCGGGCAAACAGTGTGGTATATCATGGAGCGGAACCGTCGCAACGTGAAGCCTATCAAGGACTGGACGGGCTTCCTGTCTGCCGTGCGTAACATAGAGGTCGATCCTGAAGCGATCAAGCGTTACCAGTAACTCTTGACATTTCGGGAAAATAGAAGAAACTACATAAGGAGTAAGGAAATGGTTACACCACTAGATGGGGTAGAACAACAGCAACTACCGCAACAGGCGGTAGAAATAGAAGACGTGGGGGAGGTAGATGTCTCTGGCGTTGAGCAGGATGCGCCCGTTGATAATATCAACGATGCTTCTGTAGACGTACAGCCAGAGGCTCCTATTGCTACAGCCCCCGTGGCGACCGCTCCTCCTGTCGAGGAGCCTATGGTGGTTCCTACGCCGCAGCCACAGGTTGGACCAGAGGCTGTGGATGAACTTATGAAAAGAAGACAGGCTGATTCACAGAGGCAATGGGAACAGCAGGTTTTGCAGAGGGCAAGGCAACTTGAGCAGAGGGCGCAGGAGCAGGGGACAGACCCGCAGTCCGCAAGGCAGGTTGCACGTCAGTATGTGACACACCAGAAAGAGCTTAGGGACCAGGAGTCAAAGGCGATGGATCTCGTGGGCTTTGTGGAAGGGCGGTCCAATGCCGCCATGCACTTTGCCCAGAAGCATAAACTGGTGAACAAACAGGCACTTGAGGATATACAGACATTACTCAAGTTCAGAACTCCACAGGAGATGGAGCTGGAAGCTAGGCGTATGTCCCAGCTCCGCTCACAGGCTGCTGAGATCGCACAGCTCAAGCAGGGTCGGGTTGCACCGCAGACTTTCGACAATAGTCAGGGCGCAGCGGAAGCGACATCCAATGACCAGAGGCTCCTGGATGCGTACAATAATGGGGATAGGTCGGATGCAGCGGTGCGGGCTGCGAGACGATTAGCGTTTGGTTCATAAAGGAGGTGTCTTATGGCACAGACAGCAACAACGGGTAATTTAGAGAATGCCCAGAGGATTATCATAGCTTCGGCTAGGTACACAGAGGAGCATAACGCTCCAGCGCTTGCGCTCATTGAGCAGTTCAGTCTGCCCAAGGGTTCCAAGCAGGTTACTGTCCCCAAGGTAGGACAGATGTCTATGAGCGACCTTGTTGACGGTCAGGATATCATAGACGAGGAAGACATAGGGATGACCACGGTAGACCTCACCGCTTCAGAGGTCGGAGCCAAGGTTGTTCTCACGGATAAGCTGGTACGCCAGAGTGCAGACAACGTGTTCAGCATGATTGGCAGGCAGCTTGGTGACGGTATGGCCAGGAAGAAGGACACGGATGTTATAGCCTTGTGGCCTAACCTCAATGGTGGTACTGCTCTTAGTGCAGATAACCAGACATTCTCTACAGCGAATGTCCATGCTGCTATTTCCAGGGCTAAGGCAAACAAATTTGGCAATCAGCTTTATATTATTCATCATCCGAATGCGGTTGCTGAACTTTCTAAGGCATCTGCAACTACTGCTGACACAGCCGCAGCCGCAGGACTAACCAGCGGGTGGAGCGTGGATCTGTTGGCGAACTTCTACAGTGGCCTACGCCCAATCAATGGCGTAAGCATATTTGAAGACGGAAACATAGATAAGATAAGTGGACAGGACTCCGGGTATGGTGTCATCGCTGACAAGACTGCTATGGCAGCCCTGACAAGCGTAGACACACGGACAGAGCGACAGAGAGATGCTTCTCTCAGGGCTACCGAGGTAGTGATGACTGCCGACTATGGCGTGTTTGAACTTGATGATAGCCGTGGTGCGTCCTTCATCGCTGAGATTGGTGATCTGTCCTTCAGCTAACAGGAATAGGAAGAGGTAATTAATGGCAGGGATAACAGAACGTAACCAGCAAAAGAACGAACTGGCAAATGCAGGGTTCACTCTCCGTTACATTGATGAGTGGCAGCCTAAGACGACCTTGTATCGTCACAAGCCGAGCTATAATATCGAGGGAGAGATCACGGAAGATGTGGGTACGACAGTGCGTGGAGTGCCGGGAAGCCCGGATTATGTGCTACGCAAGGCCAAGATAGGGTTATTCCCCTGGCCTCCAAGTGATACCTGTACCTGTCGGTGGTGTTCCGAGGGCAACCAGGTTGATGTCGTGGCTGATTCGATCAGCGATGAGGCCGCGACTCAGCCAGTAGCAACAGCACAAGGAAGAGGAACGAGGCGAATGGGGCCTCATTTCAGGGTAGAAAGCTAGGTGTAACGATTGCCGTGCCTAGCGATAAAATACTAACGGCATTCGCAGGACTTTGAGCCTGTAAAAAGGAGTTTGAGATGGCGTTTCCAACGACGGTTTATTTGAGTTATGGACAAGAGAAAGTTGAGACTTCGGAGCAGAAGCAAAAGCTTGGCACAAGGGCTGTGCTTCCTGACGGCAGGGTATACTACTATGCCAAGAACAGTTCTGCGGCAATTACTCCCGGCGGGAAGATCGTGGATGGTATTGCAGCCGTAGCTGCTCATGACATGGACGTTGCAGCCACGGAAGCACATTCAGTAGGCGACACGACAATCAGTCTTGAAGTTCCTACTACTGACCTGACAAAAGACCAGTATGCAGATGGGTATCTTCTCATCAATGATGGCCCCGGTCAGGGCGAGGTCTACAGGATCAAGTCTCACCCTTTGCATGATGCGTCTGCTGACAACACGGTAATCTTCACGATTGATGAGCCAGATGGCATACGGACAGCCTTAACCACTTCGTCCCTGTTTGGGATTTCTTACAACCCATACAAGGATGTCAAGATCATTGACGGTGACGGAACCATGACTACTGGGCCATTGGGTGTGAACCCAATCCCTGTCACGGCTTCGTACTACTTCTGGCTACAGACAGCAGGTATTGCTTCTGTCTTGTCAGGGGCAGCGGTTGCTGTTGTCGGTGATGCTATCGGTGTAAGCCAAGCATCAGGTGAGTCAGGTGCATTTGACTTGTGGGACGCTTCTTCTGAAGAGGACACACGACCTATCGGTCATGCAATGAACATCCCGTCCGTTGACACTGACAACCAGATCGTGATGTTAGCTATTAGAAACTAGGAACAGGATATAGATGTACGATTTGTGGACACCTGCGGGGACTGCCTATAAAGGGGCAGCCCCCGTGGGCTACAATGCAGAAACAGGTGATGCGATTGTAGCGCATACGATTATGCTCAAGGCCAAGGATAAGTTTGGCAAGGAGCATAAGATGCGTGTGCAGGTACTGGCTGACCCGGATACGAGTCAGGCGCACATCGAAGATATGATGGCTAATGCAGCCGAGAAGTTTCTCCAGGAAGTCAGGGAGAAGTATGACAAGCGCCCTGCGACAGCCGAGGAGCGCAAACACGCAGGCAAAGCCCTCGATGACTTTCTGAAGTACCGCACCCGGCGCAGGGATAGTACAACAGGAAAAATATACTTTTAAGGAATAGGAATATGACACAGCAAGAAAAGCGTGGTTTTAATACACAAGATGCTATGGAGTACTTGGGCGGCATCTCGCGGAATGGGTTGCAGCAATTGATAAAAGACAAAGTTCTCAGATCGTACCGCATAGGAAGCAGGCGATACTTCCTGCGAGAGGAACTTGATGCGTTTATTGAGCGACAGATAGAGAAGGTGTCGTTATGACACAACAGGATATACCAATTGAGGTTACGGCAGACGATATACAGTCTGTTATGCAAACCAATCCAATGGTAACATTACAGGTGCAGAACCGAGCTTTGATACGAAAGCTGAGTGAGGCACATGGAGAGATAACGAGGCTTACGCAGGAGCTGGAAAATACACAGATGGAACTTCACGACATACAGAACGACGGAACGGAGAGATAATCAGGTTCTGAAGGAGGCGTAACTATGCCAAAGGTAGGTAGGCGATCTTTTCCTTACACCAAGAAGGGGCAGTCAGCAGCTAAGAGGTATTCAAAGGCTACTGGTAAGCCCATGACTAAGAAGAAGAAAGGTGGCTACTAATGGCTACCGCACGACCAAGACGTGAACCACATCGGCTTACAGAGGAACAAAAAGAGCGTTTGAAGGACCCTAAGTTTGTACTGGCTCTCAAGGCAGTCAAACCTGCTGTGCGTCAGGCACGGCGAGGACGGTCCCCCATGCGCCGCACTAGATAATTAATGAGGTACGACTATGCCAGCAATACAAGGGAGAACGCGTGAGCAATTAAGGCAGCACATTGGGAATGCCCTTGGTGCGGTGTACGTTTCCTCTGCGTCAAGTAGCGGGAGTACAACAACGCTGCTGGACAATACCCTGGTATTAGGTGGGGCTGATACCCAGATCGGAAAGTGGGTCAGGTTCACCAGTGGTAATAACGATGCAGTAACACGACGCGTCACCGATTCTGCGATATCCAGTAACGTCACCACCCTTACGTTTATGCCTGCGGTTGGAACTGCAACGGCATCAGAGTCCTACGAGTTGTGGGATGGCGAGTACAATCCTGATGTGATAGATGACTTTATTAACCAGAGCATTCTAAGTGCTACCGGGCTTGTATACGACCCGATAGAGAATATCTCTCTTCATGGCGATGGACATCAGGCACGGTTTGATATTCCTTCCAACATATCAATGATATCCAGGGTAGACTACAGACATAAGGTAAGCTCCACCAGGATTCATGCCTGTGCTACCACGTTTGATGAGGCTACAGACGGTGACTTTACCCAGTCCTTGGACACCAAGGACAGAAAGCAGGGTACTCAGTCACTGAAGATGGTCATTGCAGTAGGCGCATCAGCGGGGGATTTTGTTACTGATAGCATTACTAGTAAGGATCTATCCAGGTACGACACCATAGAGATGTGGGTGAAAAGCACAGTAGCAACTAGTGCTGGTAATCTCAAGCTCTTGCTTGATGACACTGCTTCCTGTGCCAGTCCCCTTGAAACCCTTAGTATCCCTGCCCTAACAGCGGATACATGGACATTTGTCCGTATGTCTCTTGCGAACCCGGAGACTGATACAGCAATTATCTCTGTGGGTCTGGAGTATGACTCCGATATCGGAGCCGTGACGGTGTGGATAGACGATATCTCTGCCGTAGAGAATGACACGGCTGAATGGGCAACCCTGGACAGGCGTAACTGGCGTGTTGATAAAGAGGCACGGGACCTTATTCTTGGCCGTGATGGTCACGATGCGGTGGGTTACAGCCTGATTAAGATAGTGGGCGGTGATAAGCCAGCTCTGCTATCCAGTGATGCAACAGCTACCGAGATCCCGGAAGATTACATCATTGCCAGTGCGGTAACCCAGGCGCTCCTGTCAGCTTCCGGTGGCCCTGCCACAGACCCTGATGCTAAACGCCAGCTCAGTGCTTACTGGGCAACACAGGCAGAGCGGTCACGCAGGAGCTTTCCAATGCTTGTGAACGTGAGGTCCGTTGACTGATGACCTCACAGGTTGTAGACACCAATGAGATATTTTTGAATGGCGTGTACTATCCCACCACAAGGCCTGTGCGTTCTACGCTTGCTTCAATCTACCCTGCCAAGGTGGTGATAGGGGATACAACAAAGGACTCTAACCTGCGCTCATCGATCATATCGTGGTCTGACTGGCGTGGTGGCATAGGCATCAACCGCATGGAAGGTGCCGGTGAGGTTAACAGGGCGTGGTACAGCACCTGTCAGTTGCGTTATAAGAACCACCTGGTATTGCCTGGGTTGGCGACAGAGTCCACAAGCCCCTCTCACGGC